TTTTGTATATTATAACATCTAATCCTTTGTCTATGATTTATACTTGTATATAATTTAATGTATAAATCATGTGTAGAATTATATACATCAAAATTATATACTTCAAAAAAATCTCCATTATTTAAAACATCAAGATATATAGATTTATCTTTTGCAATTCTTTTTATATTAATCATTATACAATTTATCCTGTATACCACGTAATATACTTATTGTATTTTTTATAGATTGTTTTTTATTATCATTATCACATAAATCAATTAATGATAATAATATTTGTATATTTTCTTCAATATCTGATTTATAAACTATACAATCTTTATGATATTTTCTTTTTGATATTTCTATAGTTACAAACATTGTTATTCTTCCTCGGTATCACTTCCACAATTAGGACATGTAAAATTTAAATCAAGTTCTTCTTCATAAAAATATTCATCACAGTATGGACAATAATATTTTGGTTTTTCATGTAAATCTCTAAATGCAGTAGACATAATTATAATTCCTTTAATATTTCTTTAGCAATTCCAGAATATTCTTCCCACTTATATGTTTTCTTTATAAAATGTGGTTGATGATCAATTCTAGGATAATCATAATCTATTAATTGATCTGGATTATAACCATGATCTTTACATATTATTCGTGCTATTTTTTCTATTAAAATTTTATTTTTAATTTCTTTTTTAGGATATAATTTTTCTAGTTGCTCATGTATTTCTTTTGATAATTTTTTTAAATTATCTGTAAATTCTTTAGTATTATCTTTTGTTTCTTTATGTATAATTTGATCTGTATATATTAAATCATTTTTTATTTCTTCATAATTAAATAATAATATTCCAGTATCTAGTATATCTATAATTAATAAAAATTTTTTATTATTATTAAATATTATTATATATTTATAATATGTTAATAAATTTATAGATTTAATATCTAATAAATTACATTTAAAATTTTCTTGTATTTTATTTAATATATAATCTATAGTAATATCTTTGTGTATAATTCTAGTTTCTTTTTTATTATAAAATACTTCAGCATAATCTTCCGCTGTTTCTAATAAAGCTTCTCGTGGTTTTTTACCACTTTGTATTAAATAATCAAATTCATTAAAAAAATAATCTATCTTTTCATTATTCATAATTAAGTCCTTATTATTAAATAAAATATTCCTAAACAAATACTTGCTATAAAAGAAAGAAATATTCCTAAGCCAGTTTTTGTAAATGAATCATAAAGCATACCAAAAAACCAAATTGTTATTAAAGTAATATTCCATGAATTCATTATTAATTACCTTAAATAATCTTTTCTGTAATATCAATTTTATGTATTTCACCAGGTAATAATACATTAAATATGGTATCACCATTTCTGTTTTCTAATTCTACTATAACTTCTTTTTCATTATAATTTTTATTCAAACAATAAATAAATAATTGTTCAACAGCGTTTTTTAATTCATATAATGTCATAGCCATAATATTACTTTATTTTAATTAATAAATTAAAACCCTCTCCTAATGACGGTTCTATATATTGAGATTCTTTTCTTTTGAATACTTCTTCCCAATTTTGATATCCTCGATTATTACCAATTCTTCTCAATAAATCCACAATATTCCCAGGACCAAAGTTAATAGATATTATTTGCGCGGCATATTGTTTTCCTTGCGGTATAAATCTACAACGGCTATCTCTTTTCACATTAGGCATATCAACAATAACATTATATCCTCTTCTTAACCCAACATCTACACAAAAATGTTCTATTTCTTTATAGAAATATCTTTTTCTTTCATCATATTTAGTATAACATCCATCTATCATTGTTGTTATAGCATCATCATTAACTATAATAAAATTCTTTGAATAATTTGCTATTTTCTTAGCAAATGTTGATTTACCACAACCAATATTACCTGTTAAAATTATTAATCGTAATCCATTATAAACAAAATAATGATTAAACAATTCTCTCATTGTTATATTTTTATCTATTAATATCATTTTAATTCTTTTTCTAATAATTCTTGATCATTACATATAGGTTTATTAATAAAATTATCTAAACATTGATATAACTTTTCCAATTGTAGTCTTAAAAATAGATTTTGTGTAATATTAATCATTGTTTGGATACTTTCTTTTGATTTCTCCAATCTTTCTATTGTTTTAATAAATAATAACTCTTTTCTTGAATATAATTTCATTCTTATTCGGTAAATAATATAAAAAATATTTTAAAACATTTAAAACATGATTTTTCTTCATATCTATTTTCTTCACAATGTTTATCTAATTCTTTATATAATTCTTTAATATTTTTATTATCTATATCTTCTATAATATCACATAAACATATGCTACACTTTCCTTCAAATGTTTTTAATAATAATTCTTTTTCATCATTTGATAAATTTATCATTTAAATGGCCATTCTATCTTATTATTTTTTTCATATTCATTTAATATTTTTTCTATATCTTCTTTATTAATTGATCTTATGTTATTTAAAATTTCTTTATTATTACTTATTTTATCATTTATATTTTTATTTCTTTTAAAATATTTTTTAATAAAATTAAACATTGTTAAGTTTTTTTCTAAATTCTTTTATTGCCTTTAATTGATGCTCATCTTTAATCTTATAATTATTATATTCTATTCTACTTGTATCTATAATTCTTTCTTCTTGTTGATTTATTATTTCTAACATTAAATAATCCATTTCTTCTATTTTTTTTAGACCAACATATTCTCTTATATGTTTATATCCTAATAAATCATTAAACATTAAATACATCTTTAATATTTGTTGTTCAGATATTTTCATATATTAATTACCAATATTATTATTTATTGTGTTATTAATTATTGTAGTTATATTCCCTCTTGGTGCATCAATTATTGGATATACAAAAAATAACTGAAAATAATTTGGTCTATTTGGTGCCTCTAAATCAGGCTCATAATATACTTCGTTACTATAATCACTTTCATTTAATGATGTATCAACAGCAGTTAATACCCAATAAGTTTTATCACTTATATCAGTAGTAATATCACATGTATTATTAGCTGAAATTGTTAAAACAGGGTCTAACATATCATAATTTCCAGAAATTGTAGATTGATATAATCTATATTCAAGTAAATCAGGCTCAGTATTTGCATCCCACATAAATCTTATTCTATATAATTTTGCATAGCATGTAATTGAAAATGATATTGTCAATGATATAATAAATAATATTATTAATAAATTATTTTTATATGATTTCATAATTAATTTCTCCAAATAACTTTTTCAGATATTATATTATCAATTTCTTTATTAAGTTCTTCACTTGATATAAAATCATTATTTAGTCCGTTTATATATTGTTTAGATGTTTCATCTTTTATTACTTTATAAAAATGATTATTTATTTTTAATAAACAATTTTCATTGGAATTATTAACCCATCTTTGTTTTTCTATTTTAATTCCACAATAAAATGATAATACTGTAAATAAAACCATAAAAATTAAATTTAACATTCTATTTGATCATTTCTATATATAAATATGTTTTGTTGCTTGTTGTAATATATTTTGTAATCTATCCCAGAATAAATCTACATTTTCTTTATTTTTAAATGCTATTGATGTACTAAATTTTGTACCATCTATTTTACGATATATTTTCTTTTCTCCTTTAATCCAATTAGTTGATAATATATAATATTCATTATTAGATTTAATTAAAACTGATTTATAAGATCCTTTTATTACATTTAGAATATATCCTAATATTTCTTCACAATTATCTAATACAAATAAATTTTCTCCTTTCGGCATTTGTTTCAACATTGTTTTAGTTAATCTTTTTTTTATTTTATGTATTTCTATTAACATTTTTATAACCTATTTTCATTGACATAAATCTATAATTATATTTTTTAAAAAATGTTTTTTTTAAATTCATTTTTTATTCTTTCTTTATATCCAATATCAGTTTCTTGATAATGATAAATAAAGCCGTGATAAGAATCTTTTTTTTTAATAAGTTCATAATAAGTTTCTTTTATCTTCGGTTTAAAATACCATATTCTCCTTTCTAAAAAATCAAGATTATTTTTCATTTATATTTCACTAATTTGTATTTGTTTTTTCCAATTATCTTCATGTTCTAAATGTAATTTTCTTAATTCCTTCACGGTTTTTTTCAACTGTTCCTGCGTATTGTGATTTTTCACACATAAATTCACAATTCTAATATGATGCAGTCAAACATTTGTCACATACATATATAATTGTTTCGTCATTTAACATAATTTAATTTAATTTTATCATAAATAAGCTTAAGTTAATTTAAAATGTTAGGTGTGATGTGCCTAACTTTATTTCGTAATATATATACTATCGTATATATATTACTCATAAAGTTAATATTAAAATATTATTATATATTGCATTATTATATTATTACTTATATATTATATTAGTATATACTAATATATATTATTATATATATAATATATTATATATATGACGCTCGTCCCTCGCGTCTATTATAAGTATAGCAATTTTTTTTAGCCAAGTCAAGTAAAATTTTAATATATAATTTATTGATTTTTTGTAAAATATGTGTTATAATTATAATGATACCCCAATAACCTTCGCTTCTATTCTTTCCAGCGGAATTCATTATCTCGGATTCCCTGGAAAGAGATTAAAAAAATAAAAATAATCTTTTTAGTAATTATCTATATTATATTATTGACATATGTGAAATTATGTGTTATACTAATAATAGATTGTCATTATAATCTTATAATGAGATTGAGGCTATTATACCTGGATGGTGGGTAAAACTTCGGGAGAAGGTCCCTTGAAGCCTACTTTTCAATAGTCTGTGGACAAAACAGATCATGATGGAGAGAAGGGAGATATCGATGAAGTCATGGTTGCTAGTAATAGAATCTTAGTGTTATCGTACACCACCAACGATAAACCAGCATATTAAGTGGAAAGCTTAATGATGATTATAATGACATGATTACAATAATTGCAGGATCAAGAAATATTAAAGATTATAATTTAGTTAAAAAAGCAATAAAAAATTCAGGATTTGAAATAACTAAAATAATATCAGGAGGAGCTGATGGAGTAGATAAGTTAGTAATTAGATATGCATTAGAAAATGGAATCTCTTTTGAAGTATTTCCTGTTACAAAAGAAGATTGGAAAAATTATGGAAGAAAAGCAGGTGTTATGCGAAATTTAGCAATGGTATAAAGATCTGAAACATTAGTGTCAATATGGGATTCAAAATCAAAAGGAACGAAAGACATGATATTAAAAGCAATGAGTAATAAGTTACAATTTTTTATTTATAAAGTTTAATTTAGGATAAAGTATGTATTATTATATACAATCGAAATTAAAAATACCATCGAAATTAAAAATACCATTAGAAATTGAAAGTAAGTTTAAAAATAAATGTAAGAAAATTATTCTTGATGAAATCAAGAATAAAGAAATAGATAATAAAAGATTTGCAGAAATATTAAATATTTTACCATCTGGTGTAGATATTTTATTAAATACACAACATTGGTCCATTGAAACCATAATACGAATTGCAAATGCTTTAGATTTAAAAGTAATATTGGACATTTTTTCATAGGAAATAATATTATGGATAATAAATTAAAAGTAATAAAATTAGAATCTAAGAACAAAGATAAAAGTAAGCAAGAACAAAATAATAATAAGAAAAATATTCGTTATCATCTAAAATTAACGGAAAGTACATCATATTATTTTGCTATTGATATAGAATCAGAGGATGATATATTAAAAAATAATACAAAAGCAATTAGCATGGCATGGAATATAATAACGAATAAATTAGTTGATCTTGATTCAATAAAAATTGGAAGTGGATTTTCGCAAGAAATATTAAAAAAAGAAGAAGTAGAATCAGAAATAAAAAATAAAAATGATTAAATTCAAGATTGGCGAAAACGTTAAATGGATTTCATATTATAACGGAGTTAATATAACAAGAAAAGGCAAAATATTATTTATAATTGATCCATTTACAACAATTAATGAATTATATGATGAAAATAGAATTAATGAGTTAATTGGAAAAAATTTTAATATAATAAATAATAATGATAATAAATTTTTTACAGAATATAGTTACTTAATTATTGTCGGTGAAAGAGATGGTAAAATACCAGATATTCATTGGCCAAATCCTAAATTACTATCGAAAATCATAATAAAGAAAAGAAAAAGTAAGAAAAATAATAAATATTAGTTAATTTTTTGTTGAAAAATTATATAATGCCTGTTAAAATATATAATAGAGAAACTGGAAAAATTGAAATAATAAAATCTAAATTATTACACATTGGTCCAGTTAAAAAATATGATAATTGTAATGAAAAATTAACCAATGATGATAAAATTAGGATATCAGAATTTGTAAATAAGGTTAAATATTTAGGTGAAGAATTTGGGGCAAGGGTTATATTATCAACATCTAAATATAACATATTTAAAATACATAATGATTTTATAAGAGATAAAGTAAATAATATAAAATCAGATATAAAAATTAAAAAAGAAAAAAATAATGATGATATCAATATCATCAAAAAACAATTGGGGTTATAGAATGAATACATATAATGACTCCAGAAGAAGTTGCATTTTTAGCATCTAAAAATTTTTATGCCTTTCCTAAATTAGTATCCGGCCTTCAATGCCCACGTCATATAAAATTTCTCGCCGATAAAATACAACAAAAAATTGAAGATAAAAGCGACGGTTATAAGCTTTTATTAGTTTCTCTTCCTCCTCGGCATGGAAAGACACTTCTAATATCAAAACATTTACCACCATGGTATCTTGGTAATTATCCTCAAAATAGAGTAATATTGACATCATATTCTTCTGAATTATCTGATGAAAATAGCGATTATGCAAAAGATGTATTTGCAAAATGGGGGCCTATCTTATGGGATGCTCATCCAAGCAAATCTCTTTACAATAGAGGTAAATGGAATACTACAAAAGGAGGAGGTTGTATTTCAGCCGGAATAGGTGGAAGTATTATCGGATTTGGAGCAGATCTTTTTATTATAGATGATTATTTTAAAGGAACCGATGATGCCTGTTCTAAACCCGCAAGAGATAAATTGTGGGAAAGATGGCAGGGAATAGTTGGTACTAGGTTACATCCAGGATGTCTTGTTATTATTCTTGCAACTAGATGGCATTGTGATGATTTAATGGGAAGACTTATAGATCAAAAAGAAAAAGATGGAAATGAATTTCCATTTGATTATGAATATATAAATATACCGGCATTAATAGAAGATGAAGTTGATCTTAAAAATGATCCTCTTAAAAGAAAAATGGGTGAAGCATTATGGCCAAAAAGATATACTTCTAAATTATTAAAAGCTGCAAAAAAAATAGTTGGTCCTTTTTGGTGGAATGCTGAATTTAAGGGAAGGCCATCAAAAGAGGGTGGTAATTTATTTAAATCACAATATTTTAGATATTATGACATAGATAGATTGACAAATAATATTTTGTGTTGGAGATCTGATTGTAATGAACCAATAAGAGTTAATAGACGTAATATAAAAATATCTGTAATAGTTGATCCAGCTCTTGATAAAAAGAAAAAGAATGATCCATGTGCATTGCATGCATGGGCATATTCAAGAAAACACAAAGTATGGATATTATTAGATAGAATAAATGAAAGAATGGATTATACAAGTATAAATAGAACTACTAAAGTTTTTGCATATAAGAATAATGCTTCCTATGTATTAATAGAAAATGAAAAAATAGGGAAAATATTAGTTAAAGAGTCTGCTGGTAATGACTCAATTGGAAATAAAAAAATACCATTCAGAGAAGTACCGACAAAGGGTATTGATAAAGAAGCACGTGCAGTTCCAATGGCAACTTATTGTGAAAATGAACGAGTTTTTTTTCCAAAGAATGCTCCATGGCTTGTTGAGTTTGAAAAAAATTTAAAAGATTTTCCAAATGGATCGCATGATGAAGATGCAGATTTAATGGCATATGCTTCAACAATGGAAGATAAAATATCAATTGCTGAAGTTTTAGCAGGTTTACAATAGGAGAGTATAATGAATACAAATACAAATGTTGTACATGATATGGCTGCAATAAGAATTAAAAATAGGAAAATGTATGATGCATATTCTAATGCAATGAGTGGCTTTGGTGGACAATATGATCCTGTCAATAGATTAACATATAATACTGGTACTACATTAGACAGGGGAACAATTGAGACATTATATAGACAAGATTGGTTATCAAGAAAAATTGTCGAAACGATACCGGATGATTGTACTCGTAAATGGATTGATATAAACATTCCGAATGAAAAGTTAATTATAAATTTACAGAATAAAATTGAAGAATTGGACCTTGTTGTTTCAATTAAAGAAGCAATGATAAATGCTCGTCTATATGGTGGATCTATTTTAATAATCGGTATTGATGATGGAATGCCACCATACAAACCGATTGATTATAAAAAAATTAATGATGTATTATATTTCAACGTAATAGACAAAAATTATGTTGATGTAAAAAGTTATTATAAAGATCCATTTAAAATGAATTATGGGAAACCAGAATTATATAGATTGCAGACATTAATTAGACCAGATAATTATAATGAAAATGATTATACAGTACATGAATCGAGAATAGTTAGGTTTGATGGAAATTATTTACCAGAATTTACAAAAAGAATAAATAAATCATGGAATGATTCTGTACTTAATTCAATAAATAATAGTCTAAAGCATTATGGTACATCAATACAATCTGGAGCTATACTTTTTCAAGATTTTATAAATAAAGTATTAAAGATTCCAAATCTTGCTGATTTATTACAGTCTGATGAAGGTAAACAAGCATTAGAGTTGAGATTACAATATGCAATAGCTAATTTTTCATCATTGGGGATAGTCCTAGTTGGTGAGGATGAAGAATATAATAAAATACAAACACCAATAGCAGGTTTAGCAGATTTAATAGATAAGTACATAGAAATAATATCTGCCGCATCAAATATTCCACGATCAAGATTATTTGGTCAATCACTTGGTACTCTTGCTGGAGCAACAGAATCTACAAGAGCGTATTATGATTCATGTGTATCATATCAAACATATTATATGAATAAACATATTAGAAAAATATTTAAGATATTATTAAATAGTAAATCATCTATGACAAGAGGAAGAGAACCTCGTGAATGGGGATTCAAATTTAATAGTCTATGGGATGAAACAAATAAAGAGAAAACTACCGCTAGGAAGATGCAGGCACAGGTAGATCAAATTTATATAGAAGGAAAAGTTCTTACTCCAGAAGAAGTAACTGTGTCGAGATTTAGGGCGGATGGATATAGTTTTGACACAATTGTTAATGTAAATAAAAGACTTGGGGAATTTTTTGAACAAAATAATAATCCATTTAATACAAATATAGATGGTGAAAAATTTGAACCTCCTGCAAGTGGGAATGCACCACAATCTGTTAAAAATATATTATCGTCTATATATTCACATTTGAGGTCAATTTGGGTTAAAGAACATCCGAATGATAAAGAAAATAAACATAACAAAGAAATGTGTGCAAGAATTGCATGGAATGCTGTTAAAGAAGCTGGATGGTACAAAGATAAAAATGGTGAATGGAACAAAAAATAAACATTATTTTTTAAAAATTATATAAAATTATTGAATATTTTTTAATATTAAATAATTTAGTTGATTTTTTTATATTATAATGTTATAATTATAATGGAATATATATAATAAGGAGAAAATAAAATGCCGATACCTAATCCCGAAAAAGGTGAAGAGCAAAAAGCATTTATAGGAAGATGTAATAGAGTTTTAAATGAAGAATTTTCAGATGTGAAACAACGAAATGCAGTTTGTTTTTCACAATGGAGAAAAAGCAAAAAAGATTCCGTTGATAATGTTGAAAGAAATGTAACTTTTAATATAGATGCACAATCAACAATGAGATTAGATGAATCAACAGGATTTCTGTATGCAAAAGCACGAGTAACAAGAAGTGGCGTTTTTGATTATTATGATTCTGATGGTAATTTGATGAGGGAATATAGATCTCCTGAAGAAGTCTTTGATAGTGAGTCTATGAATTCACTTAAATTAAAACCAATTGTTAATGATCATCCTGATAAAATGGTTAATGTTGATAATATTAGAGATTTACAGGTTGGATCAATTGGGGATACAATAGAAAAAGATGGGATGTTTGTATTAGCAAATATAGTCATAACAGATAGTGATGCTGTATCCACAATATTAAATAGACGTAAAGTTGGTTTATCAACAGAATTAAGTTGTGGATATAATTGTGGATTAATCCCTGATGTTGGTATACATGATAAAGAAGGATATTACACATTTAAACAAAAAAGAATAAGATATAATCATGTTGCGTTAGTTGATAAAGCACGTGCGGGAAAAGACGTAAAAATATTAGATGAACAAAATAAAAACAAGGAGAATAACATGGCTGATAAGGTTCAATTTACAAGAAAAGCTATCAATCTTGATGCATTTAAGGTTGATGGAATTTCTGGAAATTTTGATAGTGATTCAATAGGAATTATTTCGTCTTTTAGTAATAAATTAGATGAAGCAGCAGATATTATTTTATCTGTTAATAAAGATAAAGATGCATTACAAGGAAAATTAGATCAATCAACTGAAACTGTAAAAGATTTAAATAATAAAATTGATTCATTAAGCAATATAGATTCACCTGAAGTTATTGCAATGTTTAATGAGAGAACAAATGTATTAGATATTGCAAATAAACTTGATATTGAATGCAAAGATAAGAAAATAAATGATATTAAAATAGATTGTATTAAAAAGATATCAGAAGAATTCAATTCTGATGGAAAGAGTCAAGAATATATTAATGCTAGGTTTGATTCAATAAAAGAAATAATTGAATTAAAAAATAATAATGATGCAAAAAATACATATTCAAATTTTATGAAGAATGTAAAAGATGGTACAAAGAATAATCAAGTTATAGATCCAAGAGAAGCTTTTATTAGGAAAGATAAAGAACAGAATAGAAAATAATTATTTATAGGAGATATTTAGTATGCAAACTTCGGTAAATGATGCTTTACAGGTTGGATTGCCTGGGCAGCTTTATGGATTTAATCATGATATAATTGGACGAAACAATTATTCAAAAAAGTTAGACAAAGTTGATATAACAGCAGCAGATGCATTAACAACTTGTACTATTAATGGGACGGCATATACTGCTAATGCATTAGCTGCCGTTATGACAAAGACTGCAATTGCAGAAGAGTTAGCTGGATTAGTTAATGCTGGCTCTGATGCGAAGGCTTATTTCACTGCGGCTGCTGAATATATTCAAGTCGAGGCTCTTGTTGTTGGGACTACTAATACTGTTGTTGGGACTACTAATTGTACAGTAACGGCTCAAATAGCAAACGCAGCGGCAATTGATTTTGGTCTTTTCGTATGTCAAGATAATTTAGATCAGGAGAAAGCACGAGTTCCAATTGTAGCCGCTGATGTTACTACTGTTTTGACTGCTCTTGGTATTGTATGCCATACACAGGCAGTAGAGCAATTTTATCAATCTACTGGTGGTGCTGGATATGCTTTAAATGAAGAGATGAGTATTGTAAGAAAAGGTGCTGTATGGGTTCAAGTAGAAACTACTGTTACCCAAGCATCTACTCCTTATGCTCGATATACAGTAAGTGGAGCAACAAAATTAGGTGGAATCCGTGGAGATGATGATACTAGTAAAGCAGCAATTATACCAACTGGAAAATTTTTGCGTGGTGCGAGTGCTGGTGGATATGCTCTTTTAGAAGTTAATTTACCGTAATTTAATATATAAATGGAGGACAAAAAATGCCAATAAGATTAGATGCAATAGAGCATCGTTTTGATGCAAATGAGACCTTGAATCTTGCGAGGGAACTTGAGAGTATCGAAGCTACTCTTTATGAATGGAAAGAAAAAGAGCTTAAATAATGCCGATAATCCTGGTGCTGAAAATATAACTTACAGGATGATTACTATGGTTGGCATGGCTAAAATTATAGCAAATTATTCCGATGATCTTCCTCGTTCAGATGCATTCACAAAAGAATATAGTCAAAAAGTAAAGACTGTTGGCACTTCTTTTGGGTTTAATACTCAAGAAGTTCGTGCTGCGGCAATGGCAACCAAGCCATTGGAAACATTAAAAGCAAGTGCTGCTCGAAGAGCGGTAAGAGAGAAGGAAAATAGTATTGCTTGGACGGGTGATGATTCTCATGGAATTATAGGATTTTTAAATAATACTAATATTCCAGTCGTTGCTGCTCCTGCTGGTGCTGGAGGTACTTTATGGAATACAAAGACTCCTGACGAAATGTTGGAAGATGTAAGTACATTAGTTTCTACTATCAGAACACAATCTAAGGGAATTCATAGTGGCGATACATTATTACTTCCAATTACTCAATATACACTTATTACAACATTGCCTCGATCTGCTAATTCAGATACTACTGTTTATAAATTCATACTTGAAAATGATGCTTATGGTATTAAGCAAATAGATTGGTTGAATGAATTAACTAATGCATTTGTTAGTGGGACAAAGGATGGTATGGTATTATATGAAAAAGATCCTGAAGTTCTAGAAAATAGAATTCCTCTTGAAATGGTTATTCATCCAATGCAAGAAAAGGGATTAGAATTCCTGATTCCTGTTGAAGCAAGAAACGGTGGAGTTGTTATTCGATATCCTCTGGCATGTGCATTTATGACAGGTATATAACTTTTATTTAAATATAGTGCCGGATTGAATATAATCCGGCACATAATGATGGGGGAATAAGATGATAGTTTTATATAAAAATCCAAATACATTAAGTTTACCGTATGCAGAGAAAAGAGAAGTCGAATTAAAAGATGAAAAAGGTATTATAGTATTAGGTGAAGATAATTTACCGAAAACTATTACTAAAAAAGTTCCAGTATATTTTAAATTTGTTCCTGGTAAAAATATAATCACTCCTGATTTATGGAAAAAGATTGTAAAATATAATATTGAAGATTGGGATTATTATTCTACAATATTAGAAGTATTTCTACCAATTGAAGATAAGAAAACAGGTATTATTATTGGAACAGATGAATTAAAGATAGATTTAAATGAAGTTCAAACATTAGATTTCAAAGAATTAATTGAGTACACAATGGATGCTGATGATTTAAAATCGTATCTCAAGAAAGAAAAATCAAAAGATAGACCGAGAAAAGTAATAATTGATGCTATTAAAAGTCAGCTCAACCAGATATCAATAGCTGACGAAATAATTAATGAAGAAAAATAATAATGTCATTGACAACAAAAGATAATGTGTTAGCAATAGCTCCTGAATTATCAACATTAAGTGATGATTTGTGGAATCTTTATTTAGGTGATGTTGGAAATTTTATTAGTGCATCTGAATTTGGGACAAAAACTGAAATTGCTGCTCGATATTGGGTTGCACATTATCTTAAATTGTTACAAGATACAAGTCTTGGAACTGTTAGTGGTCCAATTACAAAAGAGCGTGTTGGTGATGTTATGAGAGAATATGCTCGTGTTACTAAGGTAACAAAGAGCGAACAAGATTTTTCTAGAACTGGTTATGGAATGACATTTCTTGGTATACGAAGAACTACAATAGTAGCGATGACAGTTATAGTTCCGGGAATATAATGTTCGATGTTAAATTTATTGATGAAAAGACCCAATGGATAAATCTTGTAAAAAAAGTACGCGAATTATCTGATGAAGAAGGAAATATGGTAGAAGTTGGATTATTCAAAGACCCAGTTCTTATACAGATAGCTAAAGAAAATGAATTTGGGGATATACCGAGGAGAAAAAGACCGTGGCCTATACCAGAAAGATCTTTTCTACGGTATGTATTTGATAGAGATTTAAAGAAGAATATAAAATTATTAAAAGACCAACTTAATCTTGTTTTATTTTATGGTAAAAAAAGATTTCTAGCATTAGAAGATATAGGTAAAATAGTATCAGGATCAATAAAAGAATTTATATTAAGTGGATATTATATTTCTATTAAACCAAATCATCCAATAACAATAAGAAAGAAAAAACATAATTATCCATTAATAGAATCAGGTAAAATTGTTAGTGAACTTACATATAAAGTTGGTAAAGGAAATCCAAGTGCAAGTTCAAAGACTATTATAATAAAATGAGTACATTACTTGATAATGAAAATATAATAATAGTAAAAAAAGCCGCTGGTTCTTATCCATCAGTGGCAAAAGGACATTATGTTGAAGGTACTACAACATATATTGATGCATTGGCAAATGTTCAACCATTAAATGATAGAGAACTTGAATTATTAAAAGAAGGTGAAAGAATAAGAGGAAGTTTAAAAATATATTCATCATCTGAATTATCAGATGATTATTTTGTTAGAAGATCTGATGAGAATATAGCACAAGTAGTTACTTGTACAGTAGATAACGCATTAGATAGCACTGATTATACATGCACAATAAATGAAAATGAATTTTTATATAATTCTGGTATTGGGGCAACTGTTGAATCTATTGCAACAGGTTTAGTCACTGAAATAAATGGTGCAGAATTAATTGAAGTTGTTGATAATATTGATGGAACATATACAATTACATCTACTATAAAAGGAACTTCTTTTACTATAGAAGTTGATGATAATCAATCAATTAATATTGATATAGAAAATGTACAGAAACAATATAAATTAATAAAATCAAAAAATTATACAGCACATAGTATAAAGCATTATAAGGCTATTGGTTTGCTATCAGAGAGAGAAAATGGCTTATAGACTTGATCAGACAAAAGAAGATGCAATTTATGATTTTGTTGTTGCGTCACTTGGAATAGATGTTGCTGTAATATGGGATAAACCAAATGCAAAAAGACCGGATTTGCCATATGTTACATTAAATATTTCCGGTGGTCCAATTGCAATTGATGATAGACCATCGATGCAATATAAAACATTGGATACATGGACATATGGATTTAAAAAAAGAATAACATTAAGTATAAATTTTTTTGGATATGAATTACATCAATATTATTTAGAAAGAATATCTCAATGTTTATATATAGATGATAAAGTAGAATTATTGAATGTAGATGGATTAGCTTGTTGGGGTTTTGATGGACCAAGAGATTTAAGCTCTATAGTTGATACAGAATTTGAATTTAGAGGACAATTAGATGTTTTCTTATCTTATGGCGACACAATTGATTCTTCACCAGGAGAAATAAAGAAAATTGGATTAAATGGAGAAGTAATAGAAGTTACTTAATATAATAGGAGAGATAAATATGGCAACAGAAACAAAAGATTATGTTGTGATCAACATAACTCGTGAAACAGCACGAGTAACAAGCACAGGATTTGGTGAGGCATTGTTATTTGGTCCTCACTATCATTTACCTGCCACAACAAGAGTATATAGTTATACAGATCCGGCAGATATGTTAGATGATGGATTTCTTACTACGGATGATTTATATATAGCAGCATTGGAATTAATGTCACAAGAATTATCACCAGAATCTTTTAAGATTGGTAGAAAATTAGAAGATGTAAATTCCAAGGCATCATTAGCGTTTACTGGTACTCCAAGTGCCGGAACATGGACTCTTGATGTTGGGATAGCTGATGCAACTCCTGTTACGACTGGAAATATAACATATTCGGCAGATGATGATACTGCTGCAATAGAAGCAGCAATTGAAGCATTAACAGGGATAACTGAAGTAACTGTTACTGGTCTTTATTCTACAGGATATACAATTGAATTCACTGGTGTTGATGCAGCGGCAGATTTTAGAATAACCGGAATAACTGTATCCTCATTAACTGGTGTAACTGCTGCAACTGCAACAATGGATCAATATGGTAGTGCAACAGAAACATGGGCAGTTGGATTAAATGCTGTTATAGCAGAAAACAATGATTGGTATGGCTTTGTTGCAACAACTCGTGCAAAAGCTGATATACTTGCTTTGGCAGCTATAATTGAAACAGGAATTAAACTATATATTACATGTACAGGCGAAGCTGATGTTAAGAATGGGGTTGCTGATAATACATTGTTGTCATTGAAAGCATTGTCATATGATAGAACTGGATATTTGTATAGTGATGATTATGCTAATTTTCCAGAGGCGGCATGGATTGGAGGACAATTGCCAAAGAATCCTGGATCAACGACATGGAAATTTAAAACATTAGTTGGGATTACTCCAGATACATTATCTGCAACTGAGTTTGGAAACATAAAAGATAATTATGGAAATACATATGAAACAGTTGGTGGAGTTAATATTATCTCGTCTGAAGGAACTGTTGTAAGTGGTGAATATATAGATATTATTCGCGGCACTGATTGGTTACAAGTAAGAATGCAAGAAGATTTATATTCATTATTAGTTAATTCAGAGAAAATTCCATTTACAGAACGAGGTGCAGGTGCTATTGAATCAAAGATAAGACGCTGGTTGGCAACCGGCGAAAGTGATGCATATAATTTACTTGTTCCAGGTGAATCTGTTGTGAATATGCCTAGAGTTTCAGATATATCTGAAGCAGATAGATTAGCGCGATTTTTTAGTGGAATTACTTTCAGTGCAAAATATGCTGGAGCTGTTCATAAAATTGGAATTTCTGGTAAATTAACTGTTTAATATAGAGGTAATAAATTATGAGAACATATAATCCACAAGAAGTGTCAATTCTTGGAGGAGTATCGTTACTTACTCAATGGAATAATATAAGGATTACTCGTGCAGAAGAAGGAGCTATGTTTAGTGCTGGCACAAATGGAGAAATAACACGAACTATAAATGCAAATAAGTTGGGCAGTTTTATTGTTACATTACCACAATCAAGTATTGATAATGATATTCTTAGTGCATTAGAAATATCAAAAGCTGCATTAACATGGTCTGTAATTGATAAATCTGGAACTACAGTTGCTATTATAGAATTGGGTACTGTTATAAAGATACCTGATTCAGATTTAGGGAAAGAAGCAGGAACAAGAGAATGGACTGTTACCGGAGAGCTTTCAACTGCTTTTATAGGTGGAAATAATCAAAATAGTTAAGGAGTTTTAAACGATGGGGAGAAAATTTTTTGAAAAAGAAATAGATGGTGAAATATACACCTTCTATATGTTAAGACCACGGATTAGCCTTTCATTGCTGATAAGAATGATTAAAATGATAGGCCCAGGGATAGGAAAGGCTTTTCCACAGGAAGTAAAAGTAAAAGATGTTTTAGACTCAGACATTAATATAGGTGGATTATTTAGTGAACTATCAAATAAGTTGAATGATTCTGAATTGCAATCTGTAATAGATATATTATTTGAACAAATAGATCATAAGGGTGAGGGAAATTTAATGAAAGGAATGGCATATGATAATTTATTCACAGGGAGATTAAAACATTTGCTTACTGTTACAATTGAAGCACTGAAAGTACAATATTCAGATTTTTTAGCAGGAAAAGACCCATTAGACTTTATCAAACAGGAAACAAAGAAATTGGGTCTTTAAAACAATATGAAGAATTAATAGATTTTGATAATTTAAATATAGATATGTTTTTCTGGAGACCAATTGTAGAAAAGATTGCTACATTGCAAGAAATAGAAGAATATTGGGATATAAATGATTTGGCTGATGCTAATGAAGCATTGGATATAAAATATATAATAGAAAAACAATCTATGGAAAATATAAATAAATGACGTTAAGAACATTATTAATAAAACTTGGTTTTAAAGGTGATATATCAAAATTAACACAATTTGATAATAAAATATCGAGTTTAAGAGGTAATGTTATAGGTTTAAGTGCTGTATTTGCATCTGCCGCTGCAACATTAGGATATTTTGTAAATCAAGCAGCAAAAATGGAAAAGATTAGAATATCTTTTAAGGTTTTAGCAGGTGGAATACAGACTAGTAAAAAATTGCTTAGAGACATTCTCGAATTTGCCGCAACTACACCATTTGAAATTCCAAATGTTTTAGAAACTACAAAATCATTGCTTGCATTTGGAACAAAAGCAAAAGATATGGTTAAAACAATGACCGAAGTTGGCGATGTAGCTGCTGGTATGGACAAACCATTAAATATACTTGCACAAAGTTACGGTCGTGTAATGGCAAGTGGAAGATTACTTGGAAGGGTATTATATAATTTAAGATTACAAGGAGTTCCGATAACAGAATATTTGTTAAAAGTTACTGGAGAAAAGTCAGTTGCAGTATTACAAAAATTGGTTTCGCAGGGTAAGATAACCGCAGATGTTTTTGCTCAAGCATGGAGCACAATGAGAAAAGAAAGATTTATGAATATCCTATTTGAGCAAGCGCAAACATTCCTTGGAATATTGTCAAATATAAAAGACCAAGTAACATTGTTATCGATATCTATAGGTAATCATTTTCTTCCACAATTTAAGACAATGGCATGGTATTTTTATGAAATACTTAGAAGAGCAAGATTAATTACTGATAATCCAAAAAGAATGGAAGGATTTGTTAGTAAAATAACTTATCTTATGGGATTGATGGATAAGGGATTTGTTAAGATTTATTATAGATTACGAGAAACAATTGATCAATTTGGTGGAATTAATAAAGTATTAAAAGCTTTTGCAATTATAGCAGGAACTTTCATAAGTATAAAAACATTAACATTGATTGGTAAATTAGCAACTTCTATTCTTGGAATATTTAATATATTTTCTCATTGGAAATTAACTTTATTAGGAGTGAGTATAATATTATTAATTGCTGCAATTGAAGATTTTCTTGGATTTTTAATAGGAAAAGAAAGTGTTATTGGCGATATATTAGATTATCTTGAAAATAGATTCCCAAAAGCTTTTGCGCATATTAAGAAATGGTTAGATGTTTTAAAAAATACAATAGAAGGATTAGCATTATTACTTTATGGCATATTTAAAGCTGCGTTTACTGGTAATATTGATATATTAAAAAAAGGACTTGAAAAGTTTAGTGAAGCATATAAAGAAGCTATAAAGCCAGTACAGGAAGCTGCTCAACAAAAATATACTGAATATACAGGTAAAGATAGAGGTTTTGGTGTCGCACTAATGGGACCAGGAGAAGAGAGAAGAAAAAGGCTTGAATATTTACAAAGTGAATATGGAAATGTGTACGGAAGATTTGCTATGGCTCCAGGTTTAAAATTATTACTTGATATAGGTAAAAGGTTTCAAGATATAGGGAGACAATTTGGAATGCCTATAGGCCCTGCTGCATGGGAGATGAGATTACGTAAAGGAAAAGAATGGTTTGCAAAAGAAACTCGTGGTGGAAAATTAGATATAAATTTTCCGTTGACATTTAATGTAACAAATGATAATCGAACAATGGATGAACAAGTATTGGCAAAAAAAGTTGCAGAAGAAGTAGAACCTTCGGTTGTAAGAGTTATGGACGCATTATTTAGATCAGAATCTTCAAATTTAACACCAAGGGAATATTAAAATAATATGTCTAATATTTTTAAAGATTTTTTAAGTGCTAATAAAGTTACTCTTATTAAAGATGGTGATAAAACTATAATAGCTTGTGATGCTGTTATAAGTGAATCACATAGAATGATTGCAGAGGCTACACAATATGAAATTGAAGATGGTTCAGACATTCATGATCATGTTATTAATAGAGGGAAGTTGTTAACAATAGAAGGTATAGTAAGTGATGACCCTATAACAATATTACCAACTGGAATGCTTGAAAGAACGATAACGGCTGTTACTCCATCACTATTAAGATCTAAATTATCATTTGGTATGAGTGATGATAAGGGTAAACCTAGTAAGGAAGCCTTTGATCAATTTGAGTATATATATGATAATAAAGTTCTTGTTACTATTATTACTGGATTGAAAAAATATGATAATATGATAATGGAAGAACTCGATATACAAAGAACAAGTAAAACAACAAGATCGTTAAATTTTACTGCATCATTTAGACAATTAAATTTAGTAAATACAATATTTGTTAATTCTCCGACTACATATCAAACTGTCGAACTTGGGGCACAAAGTAAGGAAAATGCTGGAAAACTTAATTCAAAATCTTTTCCGCAAGATGATAATAAAACATTTACAAGAAAAGTTTTTGATACTGTTGGTGGATGGTTTTAAAATATAAATATGAATTTAGATAATTATTATATTATACAATTACCATTGAAGAATGAAAAATATAATTATGAATTTTCAACTATTATTGGTGATTCATCTTTTATATTATGGATATATTATAATAGAAGAATGGAAAGATTCATATTAAATATAAAAGATGAAAATAATGATCCATTATTAATGGGAATACCATTATTAGTCGGTGCAAGAATTGTTAGACGATTTGCTAATGATAAATTAATAGATTTAAAATATCTATCAGTATATAATACAAAAGATGGAAAATCTGAAATAGATGAAAATAATGTTGATTCGGCATTTGTTTTTACTTTAAAGGAAATAATATAATGCAATTATATAACAGAAAAGCATATGTTGTTTTCGGTCCATTGAAAAAATTGACATTATTTGAAGGCATATTTATAACATCTGGTGAATCTGCATTATCTTTAACTGGTGGATGGGATGATTATAATGCTGCACAACTTGGATGGCCCTATATTGGAGATGCTAAATCAATAAATGATTACGGAAGGGGATTTTCTGATTTAAGAGTTAAATTTGATATAAAGAAAAATCTCGAAGACAACACAAATAAAGCAGATATATACATATATAATTGTAGTAGAGATTCATATAAAATATTGCAACAAGTCAATGAAACATATGTTACTCAATTGTCAGTTGGATATGGTGAAATAAAAGATTCATTGTTTATTGGTGATATAGAGAATTCATCATACTATAGAGAAGGTCCAGATTGGATTTTGAAATTAGAGGCTAAAGATGGTCAACATTTTTCACAAGAAGCTATAATCAATAAATCATATAATGAGAAAAAAAGTGTAAGAGATATATTATTAGATATGATAAATTCTTCTTCATTTACACCTAGAAATGTTTGTAATGAAGCAATAAAATGGGTTAAAGAGAATATAACACTTGATAATATAGTTCAAAATGGATTAACTGTTAGTGGTAGATTAATGGATGAATTAAAAAAAATATTATCAGATTTTGGAGCATCAATTAGTATACAAGATGAAAAAGTACAGATATTATATAATGATACTAATAATAAAGATAACATAATATTAATTTCACCTACAACTGGATTGATAGGATCTCCTGTGGATAAGGGTGCAGAAGAAGGGTTGGAATTTAAATGCTTATTAATACCTATGCTACGTCCTGGAACTTTAGTTAGAATAGAAAGTAAAACAGTTAATGATTATTATAGAGTAGATAATATTCATTATAAAGGTGATACGCATGGTAAAGACTGGGAGTGTAAATGTGAGGCAGTTAGGCCGACAAATATTAATACTGATTTAACTGAAATAGCATATTATCCAAGTCTTCATTTAATACCGGAGATATATTGATATGATGATAAAAACTATAAAAAGTCCATCATTTTCAGAGTTAATAAAAATGGCCTTGCGTAATATTTCATTAGATATTCATGTGTCTATTCCTGGGAGGGTAACAAAGTATGATAAATCTACACAAAAAGCATCTATAGCTCCGCTATTAAAGAAAAAATTTAATGATATAAATGCAACACTTGCAGATCTTCCTATCTTGAACAATGTTCCTGTATTACAAATGCAATGCAATATAAGGAATACATTTGTATATATGCCTATAAAAGTCGGTGATCTTGGTATGATAATGTTTTGTGATAGAAGCATCGATAATTATTTATCTTCGGTTCCACAGGAAGGAGAAATAAAATCAGTATTTCATAATGATCATAGAAATCATTCATTAAGTGATGCTTGGTTCATTCCAGGAATATTACCATTTAGTGTTGCATTAAGTGGAATAAATGATGATGATATAGTTATTAAAAATGAATCAACACAAATAAATATAAAACCTGATGGTACTATAACAATAGATAATGGAACTAATGAATTAATAGAAACATTAAGTACATTAGTTGACAATTTAATAAATGCAAGAATCCTTACACTGATGGGTCCGCAACCATTTATTGCTGATACATTGACAAAATTAATAGAAGATAAATTTAAAATAGATTCATTTAAAGCTTAAAAGGAATATAAAATGCCATTAACAGGAACGGCATCTACATGGAGAGATTCAATAATATCTGCATTAGGAATAAGCTTTACAGGATTATCTGCTGCTGAAGAAACTGCAATTAAAGATGCATGGTTAGCAATATGCACAACACATATAAGTCATTTAACGACAAATGCTTTAGTATTAACTACTGGCGTTACTGGTCCTGGCACTCCTCCTTTAACGATAACAGCTCAGCCCGGTAATATTACTTAATAAAATATGGATATAGTATCATGATACCAAATGTTATTGATTTAAAATTAGACTCTGATGATTGGACTTCAGTTATTATAGAAACACAAGATCTTGGAGTAGTTAATGGGATAGATGCAATCGAACAACATCTTAAGCAGCGGTTACAATTTTTTCGTGGTGAATATGGATATGATCTTACGCGAGGAATCCCATATCATGATGAATTCTTTAAAAAAAGACCAAATCCTGTTGTAATAGATAGTATATTGAAAAATGTTATATTAACTACTCCAGGCATTACAGAATTGTTAAAATTTGAACTTGAAATAGAGAATTCAACAAGAGAACTAAATATAATATTTAAAGCAAATACGGATGATGGAATATTGGATTATAGTGGAACTATACCGTTGGCAAATGAAGAGGTATAATATATGGCTATAGAATACGGAATAACAAGTACAGGATTTGTTATAAAAACTCTTGATGTATTAAAAACTGAAACTGATGATGATTTAAGATCTGTTATAAATAATAATATAAATCTATTACCAGAATCAGTATTTGGAGCATTAAGAGATAAATTTGCTGAAAGATTACATGAAATGTGGGAATTGTTTCAGCAATTATATAATGCTGCATATCCACAAACAGCCGAAGGAGTTTCTCTTGATAATGTATGTGATTATGCAGCAATAGAAAGATTAGAAGCAAGAGAATCAACAATTACTGAACAAGCGTTATTTGGAACTGCAACAACTGTAATTACTGTCGGAACACAAGTCTCTGTTAACGGAGATCCTACTACAGTATTTTCTACTGATGAAAATATTACACTTGTTGCTGGAGTTGACGAAGTACAAACAATTACATTTTCTGCAACACCAGATGAAGGTGCAATAACATTTTTTTATAATACAGAAGAAACAAGTTCTTTAGCATATGATGATTCTACTCCTGCTGTAACGTTACAAACATATTTGAGAGCATTAGCTTCATTATCCGAAGTTACAGTGTCAGGTTCTTTTGCTGCTGGATTTGTTGTAACATTTGCAGGAGAAGATGGTAAGCAAGAACAGCCATTATTAACAGAAGGAACAAATACATTAAAAAATTCAAGTGTTGCTGTTACAGTTACGATAACAGAAACAACACCAGGAGAATATCAAGGAACAGTTGCAATGACTTGTATTGAAACTGGTCCAAAGAATGCTAATGCAAAAACACTTACTGTGATTGATACACCTATATCTGGGTTTACGAAAACATTTAATATTGATGATGCAGTAGTTGGAAGAGATGAAGAGGTTGATTCGGAATTAAGAATTAGAAGAAATCAAAGTGTTGCCATATCAAGAGCTGCTACAATAGAAGCTATTAGAAATAAAATTTTGGATCTTAATGGTGATGATTATGCAGATCTTCCAGAACTTACTGATGTAATAGTCTATGAGAACGATACAGACTATCCTAATTATTATAGTAGGAATATGGAAGCTCATTCAATAATGGTAGTTGTGAGACAAGCAGGTGATGTCGATACGAGAGATCAAGAAATAGCTCAAGCTATATTTTATTCTAAAGCCGCTGGAATAGGCACATCTCTTGGTAGTGCTACAGGAGGTAATGCTGTAACAAAGACTGTTACTGATAGTACAAACATAGATCATGATATAAATTTTATTAGACCAGATTCAGTTGATATATATTTAATATTGGATAATATGGATACAAATTCTAGTTATCCAGTTGATGGAGATGATCAATTAAAAGATATATTGGTTGAATGGGGAAATTCTCTTGGTGTAGGTGTCGATATAATAGTATATCCGCAATTAATCGCGCAAATAGCGGAAGTTCCAGGTATATTGGATTTTGATGTAAAAATAGGAACATCAAGTCCACCTACATTAGATGATAATATAGAAATAAGTGATGGAACTAGTGGTGTGCCAGAATTTTCAGTTTGGAGCACAACAAATATAATAATTAATCATATATAAAAATGAATGTAACATTTAATAAAATAAGTCAATTAACTGGAGCCGGAAGTGGTGGTAATTATCTCAATGGAGCTACTGATGTTTGTATAGTTGGTAATTATGCTTTTGTTACTGGATTTTATGATGATTCATTGGTTATAATAGATATTACTACTAAGTCAAGTCCCATTAGAGTTGGCCAATTATTATCAGGAATTAGTGGTGCATCAGGTGTTAATGTAGTTGGAAATTATGCTTATGTAACTGGTTATTATGGAAATGTATTTGCAATAATAGATGTATCAAATAAAACAAGTCCAAGTAAGATAAGTGAAGTACAGGGTACTATAAATCATATGGGTGGTGCAAATAGATCATTCATAGATGGTGATTATGCTTATGTTGTAGCACTAAGTAGTTGGCCTAGTGGTGGATTTAGTATAATTGATATATCAAATAAATATTCGCCATCAGTAGTTGGAGCAATAGGTGGTTTTAGTAGTCCTCGTGATGTCTGGGTTGATGGTAATTATGCATATGTAGCAAATTCTACTAATTCTACTGTAAAAATCGTAGATGTAACTAATAAAACATCTCCTGTGATTGTTGGTACATGTTCTCATTCATCATTATCTGGATACCCATATAGTGTTCATGTTAGTGGAAATTATTTATATATATTAACAAATACTACGAGTGATTCTGCTGTAGTAGTTTTTGATATAACTAGTAAAACTTCACCATCATACGTAGGCCATTTAACAAGTTCACAATTTAATGGAGGATGGACTACATTTTATACTGATAATTATGGTCATTATGTTTTTAATGCCGCATTTGTTGATGATAGAATAACTGCTGTTAATGTAAAATATCCATCATCGCCTTCTATAGTAACAAGTATTTCTGGAGCAGGTAATTATCTTAATGAAGTTACTGGAGTTTTTTATGATGAACCTTATTTATATGCAGCTTCAAGAGTATCAGATGCTTTTGTAATAATTGAAGTTATACCTGGAATACCAGATATACCAACTAATGTTGCTGTTATTCCAGGATTTGTCAAAAATACAATAAGTTGGGATGATGTTGAATTTGAAGATTATTATAATTTATATTGGATGAAATATGAATTTTTTGCTGATGAATTCAGTTCATTAGATTTATGGAATCAATATAAAGATGTTGGTACAGAAACAATAGAAATAAATAGTAATAGATTAAGATTTTCAAATTCATCTGGTACAGGATGCCATGTTGTTAACAAAAATGAAATACCATCTGGTGATTTTGATATTGAAATAGAATTATCAACATATACACCAGATGATAATAGTAATGGTCATAAAGTTATTTTAAGATCTATAGATGTTTATCCATATACAGATGTAGATGGTGTTGAAGTATATTATTATGTTTCAAATAGTGGTGTAACTCATAATATAGTTTCAAATATAAGAATAAATAGTGTATTATATAATACAGCGACTACTTCTGGAGGACAACCAACAAAATTAAGAATAACTCGTGTTGGGAATGTATTAACTGCATATTATTATTATTCATCATGGGTTTCTATAGATAATAGAGATTTTTCATCTCGATCGGCCAATGTTGTTGTTGCAACTTTAGATTCATTACAAACATCTGGCAATGGTGGATTGACTGAATTAGATAATTTTGATTTTTATATTGATTTAATAAATCAGGGTGCAAAAATAACTCCTGTTTCATCGCCATATGAGCATACATCATTAGATGCAGAAGATAATTATATATATATTGTTACGGCAGAAAATGGAGCGGGTGAAAGTGATGAATCTATAATAGTTAATGGTGTTCCAGAAACAGATTTACCAGTTACTCCGATTTTATCTGGTGAAGGAGAAGATAGCCAAAATATACTTACAATAAGTAATATTACTGGTGCAACATCATTCGATTTATATTATGGTTTAACATCTGGTGTTACAAAGATAACTGGAATAAAAATAGAAGATGTATCAAATCCATATTATCATATTGATTTAATTAGACAAAATTATTATTATATTGTTATATCTAATAATGTAAGCGGTGAGAGTCCTCCTAGTAATGAACTTTGTTTAAAACCAAATTTTGAAGGAAAAATTTTCAATCATACAGAACAAATAAAAGAATCATTATTATATCAGTATAGAGGTCGTGAATAAATGAATGTAAAGATATCTGATTTATGTAATGCTTTTTTTGGCAATCATATTCAAACATTAGAAAACGAAGTAAGAAAATTATTATATATATTTAAAATAGATAATTCTGAAGGAACACAATTAGACAATATTGGTGAATTAGTCGGTCAAGGAAGATTAGGATATAATGATGTTTATTATAGAATATTATTAAAAACAAAAATAGGAGCAAATGTTTCAGAAGGCGATATTGAACGTATATTAACATTATGGAAACTATTAGCTGAAACAGAAAATGTCCAATTACAAGAAATATATCCTGGTAAAATACGATTAATTACTGATGAATATCTAGGTGATGATGTTATGATATTTATGAAACAATTTGCACGGATTGCTCTTGCTGGTGGTGTAGGGATAGATACAATTATGGTCACAGATTCTACAAAGTTCGGCTTTGGCGTAACAATGGGACCATTTAATAGTGAATGGGTAACAGTTTATTAATATTTAATATAAAAATATTTTATTATAGTAAAAATATTGAAAGAGGTGATATAAATGGGATTCGCTAAACCAACTATCCAAGTAGATTGGATTAATGATGACAGTGCAACAAAATATACTATTCCTAGTGCTGGTGATCAACTTGCTGGACATTTAAGTGGAACTAACGCCGATCCAAAAATTTTCAATTGGATGTGGTGGAGAGTATCACAATGGATAGAGTTTCTTGACAATACATTCGATTCAAATGGAAATGAAGTAAATGCACCAAACTCAACAAAAATAACTGAAACTGTATCTCCAACTGCTAGTACCGTAACATTAGATGCTGGTGGAATAAAATCATGGGATGGATCAAGTAATGCCATATTTTCTGTTACTGAAGCAGGAGTTGTTACATTTGGATATAGTGGAAATGATATTATATCATTGAATGCTGGAGTTATAAGTGTATGTACAGCTACTTCTGCGGATCTTGTTAAATTACATGCATTAACTCCAAGTGCGGCAGATTTAAATAAATTACTCGGAGCTGATGGAAATGGATTAGTTGTTGCAGATATTACAAAACTTGCAAATATAGATGCATCTGATACAGATATAGATGTATTAAATGGATCTAATGCATATGGATTAGTCGTATCTGATATACAAAAACTTGCTGATATTGATGCTTCAGCGGCAGAAATAGATCAATTAGATGGAGTTTCAGTTGGTGGTAATTCATCAGGTGATATATTAACAACTGATGATACTCAAACTGTAACTGGAAAATCAATAGCATTTAGTCAAATAACATCTGGAAATGTTTCTGCTGGTGTTGATTGTGGATTTACTGGTAATGATAGTGATCCAGCAACATTAAAATTTGGCAACATGGCAGGTTATCATGCTAACATTACAAATAAAACTGATGGAACGTTATTTACAATTGCTCCATCAGCTAACAATCAAATAGATTATAGATTATCTGTATCTGGAGCATCTGTATTTAAAACAATTACTGAAGAGTCAGTTGGAAATTTTAATATAACTACTTCTGCGACATTAGATTTGAATGCAGTTAATGTTGATCTTGATGCTTCTGCAAATATTGATTTAACTGGTGGAGGAGATCATTATGCAAAAGTATGCGCTGGAAATGATTCAGCAGGAAATAATTATGCTGCAATAACTGTAAACTATTCTGATAATGGAACAATAGTATTTGATAATCGTGTAAATACTTCTACTGGTAGCGTAACATTTACACCAACGGCATTTTATCCGGTTGGTACAATTGATGTCGGCGCATCTGGAAATAGATTTGCAACAATATATGGATCTAATTTAAATATTACATCATCTTCTGGAGATGCTATTACTATAAATGATTCCGCAGCAGATGGTCTGCAAATAGGAGATTGGGCAGCATCAAATTCAGGTATACATATCACTCTTCCAGGAGCATCTACGACTCGTGGGCAACTTTGTTTTGATTCAACTGGAACTGCAATAGCTACAGCATATTCTAATGCATCTGGTGGTGAACTTGCAGCATATAATAATAGTGGGACTATTGAACTTTGGTGGCATGATGGAACTTCATGGGCCAAAATAAGCTAATATAATATTGTGATTGGGAAAAATAATATGCAAAAAAAAGATGCAAATGAAAAAAAGGTAAATAATAATATAAAAGAAGATAAGAATAATTATAGTTTCGTATCTGAAATATTAAAAAAAAATATTGGGTTAATAATAGATGACTTTTTAAAGACTAATATGGGACAACAAATTAATAAATATAATGCTAATACATTTGCATTATGGTGTGCAGATGGAATAAATAATTCTGTTATAGCAATTGAAAATGAAATAAATAAATTAATAAATAAAGAAATTAAAAAATAATTTATATGAAGAAATAAAATGAGTTGTATTTCACATAATATTATTATAATAGCAGGTGATGGTGCTGGAACTGAAAATAGTATAGCAAAATGGAAAACTGTATCAGAACTAATTGGTTCTAATGTATTTATAGATAATAATGATCAAGTTGGTATAGGATCTTCTCCATCATCCAATACTATGTTGGATGTAAATTGTAGTTCTGCTGATAAAATTGGATTAAAAATAAAAGCTCATGAAAACCAAACAGAAGATTTATTAAAAGTTGTAAGCAATGATGAATCCTGTTTATTTGTTATAAATTATCAAGGCGATCAAGGTATAACTGTATGTTCTCCTAATGAGCCATTACATGTACAAAGTGATTATGATGGGAATAGAGCTATTAGAATTGGTAATGAAAGTGAAGGTACTGCAGCAGTTGCAAGACTTATAGTAGATGTATATGGAGGTAGTGCATTTTTGGCAGCATATGGATCAAATTTTACTACTGAAGGATCTAAAAGAGCAAACAGTGGATCTTTGATAACAAATGCAAATTTATCTGGTGGATTATCTTTAGTAGCAAGACATGCTACTACAGGTGATATAAGATTTTATACTGGTGGAAATTTAGATTCAAATGAGAGAGGCATAATACTTGCCAATGGAAATTGGGGAATAAATGAAGCATCCCCTGAAACTCTTTTGGAAATGACTAACCCATCACCATTTATTACATTACATTGTAATACTAATTCTGATGTACAAGATTCTGGAAAGTGCGAACTTATATTTAAACGACAAAGATCTGGTACGGAAGAATCCACACATGCAAAAATTGTGGCTGCACATAATGGTATTTTCGACGATGAAATTGGATATATTGGTTTTAATGTAAACAGTGGATTAGAAGGTAATTCGCCAACTGAAAGAATGAAAATAACAAGTGATATTTTAGAATCAAAAACCGATATGATTTTTTCTGGATCTGGAACAGGATTTCCTTATGGATGTATTGCAGGAGATAATGAAACAATTACATGTACTTTACAAGATACTTATTATCAAGTTACTTTTGATACAATTGGATGTGAAAACTTAACAACAGGAAGTATTGATAATAATGATATTATAATTCAAAAGACAGGTATTTATAGAATGACAGCAAATATTAGTTTTCATTCTACGGTAGCACATGATTTTGAATTTCAGATAAAGAAAAATGATGGTGCGACGGATATTCCGCATGCTCACAGTTATCAAACAACTATGGTAGCAAATCAAATAGAGCACACATCAATAGGACCAATACCATGTAGTTTGACCATTGATGACACATTAGAATTATGGGTAAAATGTACTGATGCTGCCGGTATTAATTGTATTATTGATCATGTTAATTTATGTACAGATATGGTAGGCGGATAAAAATGAATAATAAATTATGAAAGGTGAAATAAAATATGAACAAAAAAGAAATATTTATTAACAATGCATTAATGCAAATGACATTAATAATTCAAGCGTCAAACAATATTGAAGATTCTATAGAAGTGTTTATTGATAGAGGATATAATTCAAGTGGCAGTGATCCTATAACAGATGAAGATTTGATATCTTTCGGAATTACATTAGCTCAATTTACTCAAATAAAACAATTTAGTGATAATTTTAAATTATTCAAAGATAATGATATTCCAGTACAAGCTGACTATGGTAAAATATTTAATGAATTAAGAACAGATAAATAATAGATTATTATAGCATAGATAGGAATTATTAATTAATCTGAAAAATAAAGTTTCCCCGTCCTTTATATTCTATGCTATAATTATTAATAGGAGGTATACATGACAACATCTTATAAAGATCCAAATTCACAATTTGTTGTCAATAAAATAGGTGAAACAATAAAAGCATTTGGTGATGTTCCAGCATCGTATTCATCATTAGTCGATCTTGGAACAGAATATGTATATACTCATCTTTTTGTAACAAATAGCTTAGATCAAGATATTCAAATAAGATTTGGTAGTACAAATGCTGTAACATTAAAAGCAAATAAAGATATATGGATGGATGGATTTAAATTTCAGAATACATTATATTATCAACATAAAGGAGTTGCACCAACAACTGGCTCAATTCAATTTATATATTATTAAATTATTATGAAAGGATTATATTATGAAAAGTGGAGTTGTTAATGTTTTAATTTTTATATTAGTAATTAGTGCAGCAATAGGATTATTTGTATGCAATAATGGACAATCAAGTAGTGTTAAAGATAATACAAGTTACGGTATTATATTGACAAGTACATCTCGTGTTAAAAATACTGAATGTGTGAATGCAAATGGATTTAAATTACCAACCACAAATCCTGCCGTTTTGAAGGATGCTACTAGTGATGTTGGTTCTATACTTGAATTTAAAGATGAAACAAGTGACTATGATAATGCTAGATTGACGATAAAAATTCCAAAGGATATAGATGTTACTGTACAACCAATGCTTCAATTTGAATGGTTTTGTACTACTGCTGAACCAACAGATGATTCTTTAAATGTTAGATGGGAAATAACTTATATTTGGACAGCATTAGACGAGACGAGTGATTCTTCTGGTGATATAACATATACTAATAATTACAATGCAAGTGATATAGCGAAAGGATTAGTCGAAACTAATATTCAATTATCAGGTTTTGTAGCAGGAGATAGATATTTACAAGCAAATATAGCACGGCGTTCTGATGCTACTCCAGATACGGCAACTGCCGCTACTGCAAATATACTTGGAGCATGTTTATATTATACAGCAAATAAATTAGGTGAATCATTATAATAATCTAAAATAAGGAGAAAATTAAATGGCTACTACCGTAAACAAAATAAAAAGTGTAAGTGTTGCATTTGGATCTGTGCCAGCATCATTAGGAACATTGTTAGCATTAGGTACTACATATACATATAATAGTGTTATTGTTATGAATACATTAGATGCTGATGTTGTGATTAAATTTGGTGATAATGAAGTTACGTTTCCAACTAATAAGGATGTTGTTATTGATAAATTTCCATGTAATGGAACATTGACATATAAATATGCATCAGCACCTTCAAGTGGAACTTTGAAAGTTATTTGTTTCTAATTAATAATGAAACCTATATTTATTAAATCATATAAAAAAGAAAAATTTCATATAAAAAGATATTCAAAATTGTATTTTTTAGCGGTATTCGTTGAGAGTACCGCTATAATACTTTGGAGTATTGGATTATACGAAATTAATATACTTCATGAATGTAATCCAGCATCAATTTTAGTTCAAATTGGTGGTATTTGTTTTACTATTGGAAGCTATATTTATTGCAAATTCATAAAACATTGATTATTTTTTTTCTTTTGTTTATTAAATGTAAATCCTTTAGATTTAGGAATTTGTCTATTACCTTCAATACATTTTCCACAAGGAATATAAGTTCTTGATCCATTTTTATATTCTTTAAAACCTACATATCCTCTTCCATAACAAATATTACAGTTAGGATTTGCTTTTTTCTTTAATATTTCTAATATTTCTTCTCTATTACCAGAAATTTCGTTTCCATTAATTTCTATCATTTTGATCTTTCTTATCAATATAATCATCAATAATAATATAATTGCAAGACATTCCCAATATTTTATTGTTTTTAATATTATCTATATTAATAAATTTAATATTTTTACCAATCCTTTTATAATATTTTTTCATCATATAATGAAAATATTTTTTATTTGCACTTATCATAATTCAAATCTACATAAGTTATTGCTAATTCTAAAGCGCTCCATATATGATCTGCTTTTCCTTTTCCTGCACCTTTTAATTTATATAATCTTCCTGGATTTTTCTTAGTTCCAAAGTCACCAAATCTATCTTTTATAGCTTGCTTCATATTCTTCGGTTTTGCCCGTTTATTATTACATAAATTTAATTGGACTTCTGGTCGTGATATAAAAGATGTTTTTAATCCAAGACACTTTCCTTGTCTAAAAAATTGTCCAGCCCATATTGCTGTATTAATTGTTGATTGACCTATATTATTTCCATATGAAACAATAGTTTCAATAGCTAATTCTATGTTTCCATAGAGAATATTTTTTTGCATTATTAATAATATTATATCATTATTATTAATATGATCTCTATTTAATATATCAAATTTATTACATTCATCTAAAGATAAAAAAACAAATCCACTATCCTCACATCCTGGATCTATTGCTAAAACATGCTTATAATTCATTTTATTAAATAAGATTTTTTATTTGTTCTTTAATTATATTTTTTACTTCCAGTATTATTTGTCTTGCTCTTTCTTTTGATATTTTTCCATTTCTTTTTCCTATTTCTTTTAATGTGTATATTCTATTATATTCATTTAATCCTATTCTATCTTTGAAGATATTCTTATATTTTTCTTTTATATCTTTATTTTCATCTATTGTTTTTAATATTTTAAATAATAAATCTTTTTTATCATAATCATCTACATAATCAGATTTTATACATGACTCAAATTTTATATCAATCATATCAGAATATTCGCTATCATGCATTATATCTGAAAAATAAACTATATCCATATTAAATGCTGACATACAATTTATCGCTTCATCCATTGACACTTCACATTCATCTACTATATCATTTATAGTAGGTTTACAATTTCTCTCTTTTTCTAATTTTATTTTTGTTCTAATTATTTTCTTTGCCGTGCTTATTATATTGTATGGTATATGAATTAAACGAGGTTGACTGTCTATTGCTCTAGACATAGCTTGCCATATCCACCATGATGCATATGTACTAAATCTTACATCATGATCTTTTATATTAATCTTATCTACGGCTTTCATTAATCCAATATTTCCTTCTTGAATCAAATCTTCAATTGCAACTCCTCTCCCTATCATTTTTCTTGCTATAAATATTACAAGTCTTAAATTATGTTTTATTAATTCATTTTTTGCATTTTCATCACCATTTTTTATTAATTCAAATAATTTTCTTTCTTCATTTTTTGTTAATACTTTGAATTTATTAATTTCTTTTATATAATGATTAGAATACATTATTATTCCTAATTGTTTTTGTATATATTATCTCGCATTTTACTCATTCCTCTTTCTATAAGAAAATGTATTCTTCTTCTCGAATATCCAATAAGATCTCTTATTTCTGGAACACTGAATTCTTTGAAAAATCTTAAATAAATAATATTTTTTTGCTTATTTGTTAATAATTTTAATATATTATTTATATTTATAAAGTATGGTTTATAATCAATATTAAGTTCATATGATAACATATTATTTATTTTTTTTGCTATAATATCTTTATGTAGTTTACATTTATATTCATTTATATTTGTTTCTTTTCTGTATTTATCTATTATTATATTTTTAGCCACAACAAATAACCATGTTCTGATATTTTCTTTTTTATAGTTATTTTGTATTAATTTTAAAAATGTTTCTTGAGTAATATCTTCCGATTCTTCATAATTATTTATTCTAGAAAATATAAATTTAAATATTTGAATATAATATATATTATATATATTAGTTAATTCTTCATCATTTAACTGTATATCCATAGAACTTCTTCATTTAATGTTCCATTGTATTTAGGATTATCATCTAAATGAATATATGTTTTTGATATTCCTATTCTTTTGAATCCAGCATAAATAGCTGCTTTTATTATTTTAAATCTTTTATTGCTATTATTTTCTTCACATGGAACATCTATAGCATGTCCATTATGATTGTCTGAATAATCTGGATGATTTTGACATCTATAAACAGATCGTGGTATTATTGGAAAATCACATAATATCCTAAATAATAATAACTTTTTTAAGAATATAATATCACCTGAAAATGCATTACATCCACATTTGCAACATAATTCTTTAAAAACAAAATAAGTATTTTTAAATATTGAATTGATTAATTTTTCAGATTTTTCTTTATTCATTTTTCTTTAATCTACCTTTATATACATTTATATGTGTTATTTTAATTATATCTCCAATATCATATACTATATCACCATTATTTAATACTTTTATTGAATGTATTATTCTATTATATTCTATTCCATCTATATTAGTAAATATTATTTCATTACCTATTTTATATAAAGAATGTTGAATAGCATATTCTTCTTCAAGTAAATGTTTTTCTTCTTCTATTGTTTCTATATCAATTTTAAATTGTTTCTTTATTTCTTGTTCTTTTTTATTTATTTCAAATAAATGTTTTTTAAATTCTTCTTTAGTCATTTAATATATCTCTCATTTTATTTAAATATTCTTTATATTTATTTCCATTTAATCCGCCATTACTTTGAATAAAACGAGGATGGAAGTTTGAATAATATGATATATTATTTCTTTTTATTGGTTTCATATTAACATATTGTGTTGCTGTAGTTCTTTCACTATCTATATTCTTATCTAATTTACATAATATTGTTCTTGATGCTGTTTTACCGAGTAATATAACTTTTAAATTATTATTTAACAATTTAATAAAATTACCTAAATTTTTTACACAATAATTACATTCTATCTCATTTGGAGTTTTATTAATAAATTTTTCATTTTTTATATCCACCGGTCTACATACAACTATATTTGCAATTGCATAATATTTTAATTGTAAATCTTCAATAACTTTTCGTAATATTTTTCCAGATGGTGCAAATGGATAAAACGGTCGTTTATTTTTGCTTTCATGAAATCCTGGTGCTTCACCAACAAATAATATATTAATTAATTTTAATGATTCAAAATTTTTATTCTCGGTACAACATTCAAATGGAACATAAAATATTTTTAAAAATGTTTCAATATGTAATGAATTCGGTGCAATAGAATTATACCATTGCTTTAAAAAACATCTTTCATTACATAATTCATGATTATGTTCTATATTGAAAATAATCATATTCCAGAATCTATATCTAATTGTATGAATCTTTTTTTATCTAATGTTCCAATATCAAATGATATTTTATTTACGTATGTTTCTGTTTCTTTTTCAAATTCTTTTATAATATTTAATATTTTTTTTTGTAATATTGATTTTTTATTTTTTATTTGTTCTATTGTTAATGACATTATAATTCTTCTGTTCTATTACATATTATTCCAGTATTCATTATCACTTCTCGTGCCTTATCATCTAATATTAATGAACAATCAATTCCTTTAACATTTGTTATTTCTAAATTAATTGGAAATCCATTCAATAATAACCATTTGCGGATATGTTTTATATTTTCTTCGCAATATGCTCTTGCTGTAAATATTTTTATTTTTATTCCTTTACTAATCCATTCTAATACTTTATTTTTCATCGTTGGTATAGGTTCTCCTATATCACCAATTCCTCCCCATCTATCATAATATGCAAGTGTAGAGTCAAGATCAACATAATATACTAATTGTTCTTTTTCATATATCTCTTCTCGCAATGGATTAGCAGGATTAGGATTTCTTGGAATATTAGATCCTTTTAATTTCATTAATATTTACGAACCTCCCATATAATAGTATTTCTATTCGGTATAGTCCCAATAAAATTATCAAATACAGTAAATTCAATTATATGATCTTCATATTTATCTAATAGTTCAATAAGACAATCATAATCTGATGAGGTCAAATATACATCTAATATTTTTTGTGCATATAATCCAATTGCTCTATCGGCAATTTTCATTGCTGGTCGCATCCACATATTACCAATTTTATATTTTAAATCTAATCCGAATTGATTTCTTGTTATTTCTCCATTCAATAATGGTTTTGCATATTGTTGTGGTTGTTGTGATATAGTTACCTCTGATAAGTTTATTCTTCTATCAATTATTTCTTTTTTTGTAATATTTGGATTACATTTATCCATATTTCCTGCTTGATTATACCGCATAGATAATATTTCATTTTCAGGAATTTCCTGTAATGAATTATATATTTTTGCAGTATTTCCGAATAATCCATTTTTAAGACATTCATACATTTTTATTTTTGTATTTATTATCATAATTTAATTATATTATATAAATGTTTTATTAAGTAAAATATTCTAAAAATAAATTTATAATGTCTAAATTCAAAACAATAATCATTTTTATTAGGTCTTGGAAAATGAGTTTCTAATTCATAAAATGCATTAGATTTATCTGATTTTATATGCGTAACTATTGGAGGAAATCTTATACATTCATAGTATATAATTTGGTTTTTACCATTATAATATCGTATGGAATATAAACAATTTTTGCATTTCATCATATATAATTTTTATCTTCAATAATTATCGGTACATATTGTTTACATTCTTCAATTATATTACATTCTGCCGCTTTTGCTAATCCATCTACTGTCATTACATTATATTTCTTAAATTGTATTCCATTAGCTTCAAAGTATTTAATTGCATCATGACAATTGTTACAACCAAGGATATAAAATATTAACCATTTTTTATTTTTATCAAATTTTCTTAAATCTATTATCGGAACTTCTTTTGGCCTATTCATAATATTCCAATTAGTTTATCTCTATTTATAAAATATTTCATTAATATTGTTAAGAATATTTAATATTTTAATAAGATATTTTTTTGCTTTTACTCCAACACCATTATATCTCATTATTGCTTTATTATAATCATTATTATACATTTTTAATTTATTACTTAAAATGCATAATCCAGTTGCTATATTATATTCTATTTCAAACAATCTATTTTCATCAATTTTAATATTAAAACATTCCATTGTATATATTTGCATTAATCCTCTTTCGCCAAATGTACCTACGGCAAATTGATCAAATGATGACTCTGCTTCAATTATTGCTAATGTTATATACCATGGTATATTATAATATTTAGATTGTTCTATTATAGATGTAGATATTTCTTGTAATTGCTCTTCTGATAAATTATTGTTTATTGAATTAATATAATTTCTTATGTTCAATCCTAAATTAAAAAATTCACAAGAATATGCTCCAATACAACTTTTATTTAAATTTAAAAATAAAAACAACAAGATTAAATATAATATTATTATTGATTTTTTATTCATTTCATTTTATTTTTCTTATTTCATCTTTAATAGATTTACAAATATTATTAATATAAAATTTTAATTTATATATAGGTTCATTATTATTTCTTAAATCTATTTCTTTAATTCCAAAACTTGCACCATATTTTTTACCATTGTATTTTGTATATATATCAAATAATAATTCATTGTTTAATATATGAATATATATATCTGAATTCAATCTTATTTGTTTATTTATTTTTATATCAAGTTCTTCAATAAATCTGTAGACAATTAATAAATTCGCATTATTTAAATTAGTTTTATTCATATCTTTTATATTTTTGTTCTGATACTATTCTTTCTATCATATCATTAATATAGAAATCATAATTATGTATTATACTTTCTGTCTCTTTTTTTAACTTATCAGAAGATAAATAATTTATTCTCTGTTTGCATAATTTTTTAATGTAACATATATTTGTTTCTGTTAATTTATTATTTTCATTTTTTTCTTTAGTCTTGCTAACAATCTCTTGATTGATAGCAATAACAGTATTTTTTATTATATCATTTAATGTTTTTAATGAATTAAATTTCTTTTCATTTTTTATTTTTAATCTTAAATCATTTATATATACAACTATTATAGTTGCAATTAATAAAAATAATGATTGCTGTATTATTTCATATATTTTTTCTATTATTTCTAACATTTATGATTCCTAAATCAATACTTGTGGTTCTAATTGCATAAATTTTTTATATGATGGATGATCATCTGACATTTGATTACAATAATCTGACACAGAACAGTATTTTCCACATTTTACTCCGCTCCATGATTCCAAACAATTACATTTCGGTGCCCATGATAATGCAATTGCCATTAATAACATCTTCCTTTTTCTTTCAAAATAATCAAGAACATATTCTTTATTTAATATTGGTATATCTATTATAACAATGTTTTGGTCTACTCCATTATTTACGGCGGCCATTAATCCACCATCTCTTACTATAATTTCAATTTTTATTTTTTCTACTTTTCTATTATCATCTTCAAGGAGAATCGCATATCTATTAGTTTGTAATACCCATTCCCATTTATCGGATTTAGACTCATCTCTATCCCATACTGTAATCTGCTTAATATCGCCCTTCTTATAGCCTTTACCGCTGGTTTTATATCGTTCACCCTCTGGACTATCTATTTTAGATTTGACAAGTCCTAATGCTTTATTAACCTTAAAACTTCCACTCGTTTTATAGTCCCATAAAACCTTTTCTTCGGAATCATAATAATCCGCTATTCCAGATATTAATTTATCTCGTAATTTAATTTCAGCGGTTCCTTCGGTGTCGGCATTTTCTAATCCTTTATGTGCTGTATTGCCTAATAATATCCAAGCTAATTTTTGAATATCTTCATAATAATCTTTTATTATTTTGAGGAGTGTATATCTTGTCCCTGAAAGAAGCATTGTAGTAGAAGGTAAACCTGTCCATTGTCTTTGTACTGCTGCTGCTTTCAGTGTTGGAAGGCTAACACATTTTGATTTACATTTGAAACAATCTTCAAATAATA